TCGGCCTGCTGCGCCGTCCCCAGCTTGTTCTTTTTGAATGAGCGGTCGATATCAGAAAGGATTTTCTGAATAGGCAGCATGTTGCCTTTCTTGTCCCGCGTGGTAATACCCAGTTCACGCAGCGCCGCCGGTGCCTGCCCGGTCGGGGCTTGCAGGCGGCTAAACATGGCGCTGGCACCCGTACCGGCCATGCTGCCCTTGATGCCGTTATCGGCTAGCACGCCGAGCATTGCGGTGGTGTCTTCAATACTGGCACCCGCCGCTTTCGCAATCGGGGCCACGTATTTCATGGCCTCGCCCAGCTCCATCAGGTTGGTGTTCGAGCTGGTAAAGCCTTTGGTCATGACATCGGACACGCGCCCGATCTCGGCCATCGGGATGTTGAACGCCGACTGCATGTTAGTGACGATATCCGCCGCATCGGCGATATCCAGCCCGGACGCCAGCGACAGGTTTACCGTGGACTCCGTCGAACCGAGGATCTGATCCGCGTTATAGCCCGAACGGGCCAAAACACCCTGTGTGCGGGCAACGTCGCCCGGTGAAAAGGCCGTACTGCCGCCGATATCGCGCGCCTGCTGACGGATAGCCGCCAGTTTTGTGTCGCTTTTATCCAGCCCCAGAATGGCCTGCGTCCCCGACATTTCCTTATCAAAACCCACTCCCGGCGCAATGAACTTTGCCCCGGCATACAGGGCGGTCGATGCGGCACCCAATGCCACCGCGCCACCGTTACGCACGCCGCTCGCCAGATTCTTACCCGACTGATAGCGGTTATTGATGCCGTCCAGCCGCTGCTGTTGCTGGTTCAGCCGGGCAAGGGATTCGCGCTGGCGCAGAAGTGCGGCATTGGCCTGCTGCGTGCTGCCTTGCAGGCGACGCTGTTCGGCGGAGAGGTTGCGCGTTGAGATACCGGCGGCGTTCAGCTCCTGCCGCTGGCGCTGCACGGACTGGCGCAGAGTGTTGTGTTTTTTTTGCAGCTCATTCGCGGCGCGTTTGGCCGACTCCATCAGGCGGGTTTGTGCCGCCGTGGGCTGCGCGGTGTTGCGATAGGCTACCGCCAGCCTTTCGGCGTCCTCCTTCGCCTTTTTCAGCGCCTGCCCGGTGACGGCCAGCTGCGCGCTGTTTTTGCGAAAGCCCTCAATTTTTGCGGCCTGTGCGTTCAGGTTCCTGAGCGTGTCCTGCGTGCTGCGGATATCATCGGACAGGGATTTGCTGGCGTTTTGAATGGCTTTAAAAGGACGGGTAGCGTGGTCAACCGCCTTTAAAAGCACCTGTAGTTTGAGATCACTCACTGGCTGCCCCGCTGCGCGTTAAGGCTTTTTGACGCCAGCCACACAGCTCGGTCAGCGTCATGTTGTTCATTTCTGACGGCGGCCAGTGAAAGATCACCGCAATATCCGCCATCAGGTCATCAACGCCCAAAGAGGACGGGAGTTTTACTGTGCCGATTTCGGCGACAAAAAACCGACCACCTTGCCCGCCAGTGCGATCAGGTCCGGCAGGCTCAGCGCCTTGCAGTCCTGTGTGGTCAATGCAGGCAGCGTAATGCGCGGCAGCACTACCGTCAGGGTATCGACGTCGGCATTAGCCAGCGAGGCGAGGCCGATGCCGCGCAGGTGCCCCGCGTTAGGCTTGATGATTTCAATCTGCTCGATCAACTGGTCACCACGTTTGATGGGTTCATCCAACATCACCACGTTGTCGTTTACTTCGGATACGGCTGTATTGCTTTTCATGGGGTTATCTCAATATTTAGCGGGAAAGGGTCGGCATCGGGGAACGGTGCCGACAGTCATGCCGGGTTAAACCAGACCGATAGCCCTGCGGTGCTCGGCAAGGCGGTCAACGCCGTTAACCATTTCGACCATGTTGACGGTATCGACTTCGATCAGATCACGGCCATCAATGGTCAGTTTGAAATAGGTGCATTGGGTGGACACTTTGGTTTCGGTGTCTTCACCTTGCTTGTACTCGCCGAAATCAAATTCCTTATGACGCCCGCGCATTTGCACTTCAACGGCGGAGACGTCGCCGGTATCGTCACGCTGGAATGAACCGGCGAAACGCAGCGGAATGTCCGACGTGCTGCCCCACTGTTGCAGCACCAGTTCGTCCAGACCGCCGATGGTCCATTCCAGCGTCAGCGCGTCGTCGTCCAGACCGAAATCAATTGAGGCCGCGCCGCTCATGCCGCCGCCACGATAGTTTTCGAGCTTGCGGGTCAGCTTCGGCAGCGTCAGCGAGGACACCACGCCGAGATAGTGATGGCCGTCGTTGAACAGGTTGAGGTATTTCAGTTTTTTAGGCAGAGCCATGATCAGTCCTTAGCCGTTGATAGCCGTGGCGAACGTCGCCAGATATTTATCGGTGATGCGCTGGCGCAGGGTCAGGTCTTCCAGCGGCGGGACCGGCGTATAGTCGTAGTCCACGAACAACTTACCGGCCTTGAGGGTTTCTTTGGTGTTGGCGTCCGGGTCATACCAGCAACTGCCGTCAATGATGTAGCCCGCCGATCTCATTTCACGGAATTTGGCATTGATACCGCCGATCATGTCGCGGATAAGCGTCGGGGTCATCGGCCGGTCCATCGCCCACATATGCGCTTCGGCCATCGTGTCCGCCAGCACCTGCGCGGTGCGGGTGTAGTTCTCAAAAGCAAACAGCGGATCATCAGTACAGGTACGGTTCCCCCAGAACTTAAAGCCCTCTTTGCGAATGAGCGTTGTCACGCCCGCTTCGTTGAGCAGGTCAGCGTCGGTGCCGGTGGTTTGCAAATCCCAGTAAACGCTGGCAGACAGGCCGGTGACACCGTTCACGCCGACGTTTGACAGGGTTTTATGCCAGCCGGTTTCGGTGTCGATTTTGGCGCGCAGACCGAGGGCGAACGCCGTCGCGGCGGCTTTGTCGCTGGTACTGGTCACGGTGTTCCACGCCACAAAGTCCGGCCAGATCAGCATCAGTTCGCGCTGGCTGAAATTGTCGCGGTACTTGAGCACGTCAGGCACGGTTTTACAGCCGTAAGCGCTGATATAACCGAACGCACGCAGCTGCTGGCAGATAGCGGCGAGGGCCGTCGCCACTTCCAGATTATCCAGCCCCGGTACGCCGAGAATGCGCGGTTTTACGCCCAGCTCCGCCTGCGCGCCCAGCAGCGCCTTCATGCCGGTATACATGCCGGTGGCGTCGGTGCCGCCGATAATATTGGTGGTCGTCTCGGCTTCATCTTCGCCTTCTGCCACGCGGACCACGACAACAATCGGTTTTGCCTGATTGCCAATGGCCAGCAGTGACGCCGCCAGCGTGCCTTTTTTACCGGCGCTGCCTGCGGCGGTCAGCAGGTTGGTAATGAGCACCGGCGTGTCGAGCGGGAAGGCTTTCGGGTCGGCATCTTCGGCGGTGCATACCATGCCGATGATCGCCGTTGAAACGGTGGAAATGACGCGGGTGCCGTCGTTGATTTCGACAACCCGGACGCCGTGATGGTAATCAGCCATGTTTTTCTCTCGATGATGGGTGAGGCGTCAATCATCGCGCGTTGTGAGAAAGCAGGCACGGCGGGGAGGATGTGGGAGAGATAGCACAACGTTGCTGCAGCACAGTCAAAACCGTCTGTGCTGCAGGATATTATCGCCATGGCCAGCACAGACAAAAACGACTGTGCTCGATAAATTATTGTTGTTAGATGCAGCCAAAGAGCACGCAGATTATTGCGGCATGACGGGCCACTTAACGTCAGGCGCGGTCGAGGTATCCACACGGCTTAATGCAATGCTGTACAGCTCCCACGCATCAAGACTGGATTTCTCGGCGTCAGTTGCAATACCAAGCCGGGCTGCACGCTCTAACAACTTGATGCGGCTTTCTGCCTCTGATGATAAATTTCCTCGTTGTAACTCGGCATTTTTTTGCAGGTGTTCAACGTTGGGAATTATCTTTTTCCCGTTGTAAATCCAGCCCCCAAAAATATCAAAACCGTCTGGTAGGGTGTCAGTATCGGCTACGCTAAAGCCGCAAACGTACATTAAGCCTGCATTTTCACTGACACTGGTAATAACACCCGTTTCCGTGTCGTATCTGAATTTGTATTTCTTTTTAAATTTAGGGTAAGAATCGTACCAATC